CATTATAGCGAGCATCTACGATGATATAATTGGCATAGCCTACTGAGTTTGTACCTGTGATATAGGCTGACCCATTGTAATATCCAATATTCACTACAAGAAGCCCATCCGTTCGAGTGAGATAACTTATGAAATCCTGTGCGGCCGTTGCATTTCCAGTAAATGTAGATGTGAAGGCTAGATTTTTCAGTTGAATACGATCTCCTTGGTTGAACATAAATGTATTAAACCAACTGCTTGTCTGAATCCAGATAAACTGACTGAGTCCACCACCTGCTGAATTCTTTGCATAGATAGTTCCCGTATTCGGAATTGGATAGACTGTGGGAGCCGTTGTAGTCGCAATGCTATTTGAGAGAACAAAGCCTGAAATATCCAGCGTATCGAGCAGCGGGCTCACAAGCGAACCATCAGGGCGCTGGAGTTGAATGGAGAGCTTCTGAAGTGTAGCGAGGGGTGTAGGATAATAGGTCTTCTGGCACTTCATGAACTTGGGAATCATGCCGAGGAATCCACCACGCTGAACTACATTCGTATTGTCTGTAATCCAGTTTGCATCATACTGGATGAGGCCGAAGGCACTGTCAATATTCTGATTTGTACCGACGCTGTTTGTATCGAGTTCAGGAACACGCACCATCAGATACGGGAAGGAGAGAACATTTGTATTTACAATGGTTTGGTTGAAAGCAGTTGAACCCGTATAGCCCTTGTCAATCAGTACATCAATACCCTCTACAGGTACAAGCGCCTTCACGAGTTCAATGCGTACAATATTGCGGAACTTCACTTGTGTCGATGTATTTGCACGCACACCGTTGTTTGTTGTCACATTTCCAGGATTGAAGAGGACACTGAAGTTGTAGCGGCTCTCGCCTGTATTCACTGTCCAGTCACGGTCGGCACTGTAGCAGAAGAGATTGTACTCATTCTCCTTGTAGTTGAGTGTGTCCTCCTCCTTTTGAAGGAAGTCCTGGGGAAGTACAGGCCTGTCTGCTCGCACCGTCGGAACTGTAATGGTCGGATTCGCCTGTGCAAGAGAACTCTGGTCAGGGCTATAGGGTGAGCGACCCTGTGACTGCATACCAAAGAGGGCGCGCATATCCGGAGGTACTGTCATTGCTGTAATCTCATTCTCGAGCACTCTCGGTTTGGCCATTACACCGGCTTCACGAGGGCGAATCTGCTCCTGAACAGCCAGTGCGGTGCGTGCAGCCTCCGCCTCACGCTGCTTCTTGGCCTGCTCAAATAAGCTTGCAGCAGAAGAGCTATTATCCTCTTCAAGCGGAATGCGAAAGTCGGGCGGAGCAGGAGGAGTCGCCTTTGCAGTATTGCGTGAATCCTGCATCAGAGCAAAGCGTGTTCCAACATCCTGGCGGAGAGGGTCTGAACTGGTGACAATCTCAACCTCTGTCTTCTCACTCATCTCCACTTCACGGCCTCTATCGAGATAGGCCGTGTAGTCGGGAAGTACAGCGGCCAGTGTCTCCTTGTTCAGATACTGTATGTTCTGAGTCGCATTTACACGATACACTTCGCCCATATAGTGCTTTACAGTCTTTACAAGTCTCTGTTTCTGGCGGTCATCAAGATTCACACCACTGCGTCGTTGAACGTGGTCGTACAGTAATCTATCCAACATTTGCTCATTGCGTTCGCTGAAAAACTGTTCCTTTGTAGGCACTGACATCTACATCACTCTACGATTTATCGTCGGCTATCTTAAACTCAGGTGCTAAACAGCCATGATCTCAGAGCAAGCATTTCACCATCACGAGGTGCTCGACGACAGAAAGGACGGAATTCCTCTCCCATCAGCATCCGAATAATAAAATACATGCTGTACATACCACATTCAGAATCCTTCAACTGGAAACGACGAGCATTGTAAGCAAGTTTCATTGCAGGGTCCTGTAATGTCAGCCACTGCATAAATTTTTCAATTTGGTCAGGAACTTCCATGCCGTATGAGTCAAAATAGTAACAGACCTTCTTCTTCAAATCAACATAGTTGCCGACCCAGTGACTGCCTCCTTTGTTGTGCGGGTCAAGATTGTAGATAATACCGACCTTCGACTTTCCAGCGGCTTTTAATGCGACCATATCGAGGCTGCACATCTCACTTATGAGACACTTTGTCTTGGTCTTATTGTACGGGTCGGGTGCTGCAAAATCAATCGGATAGGGACCGAGGAACTTAAAGTCTGCGCTGTCTTCTTCGTACTGCTTCATGACATTCTCAATGTTTGTACTGTCGAGCCACTTATCAGGATCCGCGCGCCACGCCTCAGGCTGAGGAGGGCGTAAATAGGCCGTTTGAAGACGGCGCTTCTCAGACTCATCAATCGGCAGTGCCTGTACAAAGGAGTATTCATGTATCGGCTCTACACCAACCTGTTCTTCAAGTTGTTTCCGAAGGGCCACCGCGCTTACGCCTCCAACTTGAGTTCGAAGTGTTGTCTGAGAACCCAAGACTTTTGAGGCGATTTTCTGCAATTCAGACGCAGGTAGACATCCATATACCGGACGCTTTTTTCCAACACGCGGACGACATTGACAGGGTCCCGGTCTATATTGTTCTGAACCCGTTTTTTTGAGTCGCCTGGTTTTTCTGACCCCGACCATCCTACTGAAGTGTCAGATTCAAATCGGTATACTCCACAGGATGGCGTACTCAATGGTCCGCTTTTGGTCGTATATTTTTACACCTCTTTTAATTCTTGCACTCATCTTTGCAATGTTTGTCATTTTTACACTTTCCAGTGCTCAAACAACAGTTGGTTCGCTGATTGCACCGGCACTCGCAATCACTTCATCGATTGCCGCAAAAGCAGCCTCTGTGGCCTCAACGGCGGCCTCTGTGGCCTCAACGGGGGCTGCGAACTCTAGATCCACCTTTTCACCTACACCAGTAGGAACAGGACTATGACGCCTACACAGATCTTTCAAATGATACTTTTAGCCATTATCCTTAGTGGCCTAGGATATGTAATCTATGCCGTTGGCCAATTCGCCGGCAGCAAGGACAACCTGAATGACATTCAAAAGAATATGGGAATCATCTTTGGAGTGACATTTGCTCTGGTTCTCATGCTTGGCATCTTTAGTTATATGTATATCCGTACGGATCCTGATGTCTTTGTACCCTTTGCTCTCTTCATGCTTTTTGTCAACATGGAGATTTCACTCATTGCAGTCAGTGCGTCAGTTCTTCAGAAGACTGAATAAGACATTCGGGTGTCCGAGGAGCCTGAATGAGAATTCCTAAAATGCGATGTTGAAGACGGGCCCGACCCGTCCAGAAAGTGTCATTTACTCCCATTTGAAGGCTGATGCCCTGAATTTGCAGCGTAACACGAATAATTTGACCGCGTGCGAGAACTCCCGGTTGTACATCTTCCGTCCAGGCACCATCCTTCCAGATACGAATCCCGTGCATACCCTTTCGCTTCTCTTGAAGAGTTGATGGACAATATAAATGTAATTTATTTCCCTCTACCATCGGTTGAAAGAGCCGATAGACCTCTTCGCGTGTAAACTTACTTGTTCCAAACCAAGCCGCTTGGCTGGCGCAAATAACTTCAAGAAGACTTGTTTGAACCGCAGTGAGTTTACTGGCAATCCAGTTCGTCGTCATAGCGAGCTCAAGACGACCGTTTGCAGGATTATAGGAATCGATTAAGAGGTGCGGTAAAAGAATTGTCAGCACAGGCATAGTCACTTGACCATCAATATACGAAAGTGGCACCATCGGCTTCTTTTCACGATTCACCCGTGTCACAAGTCCACCGTGATGTATTTTTCCGAGTTCGAGTTTTTGTAACGGCACGCACCACTCCATTCTGGGTGTAAAGGTTTACCAAGTTTAGACCCAGGGAGATGCATCTAAGTTGGCGAGGTCCACCTGGTTCAGGAAAGCGATATGCCATCCATCAAGAACTTTACAAACGCGCTGCGGCCCGTGGGGTGGTTCTGAAAATTGTTACAAAACTCTGGAGTCTCGAGAAACCGAAAGAGGATGATGGAGGTGAGGACGATGAAGTGACCACAATTGCATCCAAGGACCAGATTCCTTTTGAAACATCAATGATTCATTTTGGATTTGATGTCTCCCGAATGAGTCTACAGGACCGTCATATTCTGAAACCGATTCTTGAGCGTCTCGGAAAGGGTTCTCATGTACTCTCTGGAAGAGAGCAGGCTGAGAAGCGTATTCTTGTCTTCTATCACGCCCATCTACTGAGCACAGAATCGTGCGTCATTCTACAGAGTCTTCTAGAGCAGGATGGATCCGATATTAGTATATGGTGTACCTCAGAGCATCCACTTCCGATTCGCATTGCGCACCATTTCAGGGAGATTGCGGTGGGTGGACCCGACCGTGCCTATGAGAAAATTAAGGAGCGCATTCAGATTGCGGGGGGCAATCCCTCCGCACTCTTTGACCCGCAGACATTGTTTGACCAGGCAGTGCGTCGACTTGCTCGGCCGACAAAGCCGACTCTGGATGAAGTTGCAGGTATCCGCACCTTTATCTACGAATGTCTTATTCGAAACATCCGATGGATTGAATGTCTCCATCATCTGATGATCTCCTGTCTGCGACTTCCATTATCTGAGCCGCATCGCCTTGAGGCACTCAGAATTCTGGCAAAACAGGAGGGTTCGGCAGCAGGTCAGACCATTCCCAGTTATCGCATTCCGATGGCATGGGAGAGTACATTTATTCGTATGCGCGAAGCACTTTCTGGAGCCTTATCAGAGGAGGATGCAAGGCCTCATAGTGCCGCCGCTCCTGCGGGAACTGGTGGAAACAGTACGATTACAACTCAAGGAACCGCCCCTACAGTGGATACAGGAGCCGCCGCAACAGGACGACCTGGAGTGGCTAAAGCACGAGGCGGAAGAAGAAAGCCCGTATGATAAACTTAGACTGCGGCGGCAGCTCTGGGAAGGGTATCGTGCGGGAACCGTGCAACTTGTGTGTAAGACATGTGGTCAGGCAAAGGTGATTATTCTTCATGAAGCGACTAGACCGTGTCCTGATGTCTGGAAAACCTGGGGTCGGATTTTTCAACTCTATGGTCATGGAGAAACGCCTTGGCATAGACAGACTGGGTTATTCTGGCGTGTAGGCTTATTTGCTGCACCTATACCGAGAACCTTGCCTGCTCCAGGTCAACCAGTGGGTCCTGAGCATGTAAATGGCGGATACACGATTCCTTGTAAACAGGACCGTATCATTATCTACAGAGAGGAGGAGTGCACAAGAGTGCTTCTTCATGAACTCTTTCATGCTGCATGCTCAGATAGGTTGTCCTCGTTGCCGCATATGGAGGCAGAAACAGAGTCGTGGGCGGAATGGGTCTTAGTTGCTCTGGCTTCAAAGGGTGACCTTAAAAAGGCAATGACTCTTATGAATAAACAGATTCGCTGGATGAGTGCGCTTCACAGAATTTTAAGAGCCCATTACGGAGTCTCAAAACCCGAGGATTTTGCATGGAGATACACACTCGGTCGTGAACATGCGTATCAGCGTCTTGGACTTCATGTACCTATTAGTCACGGTACATCTCGTGTAACTTCAAGCCGATTAACTGCACCCGCGCTTGAACTCTAATGATTTAAACAAAGTCTCTGAAGAGCAGAGAATGAATCCTGAGCCGTATCTCTATAAGGAGACATTGGTCTGGACAATGACTACAAATGGTTATAAATACTTGACACTGAATCTTATTCGGACAATTGAACAAGCGAAGTGTCCTTGGAAATTAGTAGTGGTCGCTGCGGATCGTGAGAGCTATACTTTTTTCCGTAATGAGGGTCTACCAGTGCTTTTATATTCAAAGGCGCAGCGAACGCAGGAGACTGCAATTAGTCGATGGGGAAGTCCACAGTTTCAACGGTATAACTTAATAAAACTGGAAATTGCACAGGCCTTTGCACAGAATGCTGCCGTAAAGCGTTGTGTCTACATGGATGGAGACATAACCCTTTTTACTGATTTTCTACCGGACTTGACTGCGAGGCTCGACGCGGAACCTGAGGTTCTACTCTTTCAATGTGACCAGAAGGAGACTGGACCCTGTACTGCCACAGGATGTACGAATTGTTGTACTGGACTGATTGCATGGGCACATGGTCATGATCAAGGAGTCTTTGATACGGCAACTCCTCAGTGGGGCGAGGTTCGAGATGATCAAGTATGGGTAAATAAGCAATTGCAGGCAAAAAAGGTTCAGTATAAGACTCTACCGCGCGAACTCTATCCGAATGGAGCCTATATTAATAGTATTCAAGAGCATCCTGGAGCCTTTTTACTTCACTACAATCACCGTGTGGCGAATTTTAAGATTCTTGAAATGAAGCGTCTCAAGAAATGGGTGATTCCATATTTGTGACTTAGTGCCCTCCGTGACCTCCACCTCCGTGCCCGCCTCCACTATGGCCCCCATGATGTGCAATGCCGCCACTGTATCCACCTGAGCCGTAGCCTCCATACCCCCCTAAGCCTCCCCCTAAGCCCCAATAATACGGAGAATAGGCATATTGGTCAACAGGAACCTCTTGTATAATAACCTGCGGTTGCACTCGAGTACGAACTAGATGTATAAAAAGTAAAGTGAGTACAATTCCAAGAAGAACTCCAAGAACTACACCCCACATCTCTTTTTTTGCGTTGGAAAACAAATCAAAAAAAGAAATGAAAACGGTCAATGTGGGGGTCGAACCCACGACTTCACGGTTAACAGCCGTGCGCTACTACCAACTGAGCTAATCGACCAAAGAGTCTCTTAGCATATGAGCTAATCGACCAGAGAGTAAAATATTTAACATTTTAGATTTTAAAGATTTTCTCGTCTTTTTTAGAAG